AACACACTTTGTGACTTCTATGTAAAGATTGCAGATCTTGAACCTAACTCTGTTGGAAGCATAATGAAAGGTGCGAGACAAATCTTATTATTAAAAATGAATGAATCAAAGCTTACCTCTGAAGATCCTTTAGGATCTTACCTATCTGAAGTTGGCAGATACAAGGCGTCACTCTCCATGAAGCTATCGAGAATAATAGAAAAGTTTACATATGAGCCTAGAACATCAGTCATAATAGCAACAGGGTATAAATTTGGGCCTCATCCTGATGCTGATCTCCCATCTGTATTCGATACAATATCTGGATTCAAAGAACCAAATGTAGCTGACCCCGAGATGATCTTTAAACTTAAAGGGATATTAAGAAGGTCATTAGCTACATCGTTGATGTCTATGGGAACAAGATTGTCAGTGAAGAGGTTGGAAGGAAATAAAATTTACACAACATTAACATCACCTCAGGTGAAAGCGGACATCCTACGGAAGATACCTTACACATTATGGACTGAGGTTGAGTTTGAAGTAGATAGGAGCTTGAAAGATGTTCTGTTGATGGACGTCAGACCGTCAGATAAGGCTTCTTTTTGCGATTCAAATGCAACCATAAGTGAACTTGAAGAGCTCAGGCACTTAATTGATTCTGACGATGTATGGAAGAATTATAAGAACTCCATGTATTACAACGTTAATGATGCAATCGAATCTTTGATGAATAGATCGAAGCTAGGGACATATAACGCAATAAAACGCTTTGAAAATATTGTCTCATTACACAAGAACTTCGAAGAAAAGATGAAGAGCAAGGGCAGAGAGCTTATGGAGATTACAACAGAAGAGCTACAAGATTTCTTGAATGAGAACCCTAACGCTACGTACCTTGTGGGGACTGAGCCAAAGTTGGGTGAATGGCATAAAAAGAACACAAGGATGTTTTACATTGGTGAGCAAATGTTAAAGTCAATGACCCAGAGAGTTGAAAGGCTATGCAAATTCGTGTCTAGAAAGCAGCCAGGTGTGTCAATCACTAAAAGTTTTTCTGCTAGGAGAAGGGATTTAGAGAATTTAGCCTCATCGATAAACTTATCTGATGATGGATACAAGTCTTGCTTCATCTCATTTGATCTTTCAGAATTCTCTAAGAAGTTCCCACAAGAGTTGCTAAGAATGTATGGGGATGTCTTATACGAGCTTACAGGGGAGGAGTGGGTGAAAAGAATTGATGTTATATTTAGGTCTTCCGTCGTCCTTCATAACACTCGAGGGTTCACAGACTATAAAGCAGGTGTCCTTGGTGGATTTGAAGGATTTTTCAATTTCTTGTGGAGTTCTGTTCATGCATGTATAATGGAACTGGCACTAGAGTCTGAGGGGTTACGAGGGGAGTTACTGACATACTCAGATGACGGAGTTCTATCATTCGCTGTGAAGCAAGGAACTAAGGACGAATCAACGAGGGAAGTTGTTAGGAAGATTGCTGATACTTATAAGAAATGCGGTCTCATATTTAACATACCTAAGACTTTAGTCTCTTATCATATGTGGGAATATCTTGGGGACATATGTTACAATGGTATTATGCTACCTAATTGGATGAAGGAAATCAACAGTCTTGGAAGGTCTATGCAAGGCTCAGGCTTGACTACAACTTCAAGGGTTATAGAGAACATAGTGGGACAATCCAGATCACTCATAAACTCAGGCTTCAACCCTTGTGCGTCCTACTTCATAATGCACTACAGAGCACAGCTGGCGCTGAAAAGATACTTCGTCTCACAAAGCTTCGAATACGTTGAGTCAATGCTAATACTTCCAACGAGATGCTCAGGTTTCAGAATACCTTCACTCTATG